TGCCTGTCTTTCATCGCATCCAGCCGAGACATAAATGGTTCAATGATCATGTTGACCATGTGTAAACCTCCTTTATCGTTGGGCTCGTCGAATAGATTGCATTGCGTCGGCATCAAGCCTCCTGTTTTCTTCGCGTTCAAATTCAGCAAGGATGTGGTTGTAATCCACGGCTTGTTCAGCACGATCACTCACTGCTTGTATTAGGTCTCTGATGAACTTCAACCGTCTTACGTCCTCGAAAGAGATCACCTCGTGGTTTTCACGGAGATACTCAACACTGCATTCAATGTCAGTCAGGATTGGAAGTTCGTTCGAGTTCATCGTTTAGCTCCATTACTGCTTTGATTCGCTCATCGATAAAGTCAATGAACCAATCGCTCTCAGTCAGAATGTCCAGCTCTCGATTAACGATTGCTGTTATGACTGCCTGTAGGGACGGAGTGATAGGGCCTAGGGCTTTCAGCTCCGCTTTCATCTGCTCCACTGTCGGTTGAGGTGGAGCTACGGCAGTCGGTTTAAAAACTAGGTCGTTGCTCATTTACACTCCTGGCACACCACCTACCTGGCGGTGGCCATAAAAAAACCCTGGCCTCCGTGTGGGGACCAGGGTCTAGGGTTATGCAGCTACGACTTTTGCCTGCTGCTTTAGGTACTCGTACTTAGTACGCCACGTATTGGCGCTCTCGACCTGCAACTTGTCAGTGACAGTGTGCATCTCTTCCAACGCCTGATTGAACGTCTCGCATGTGGCAACGACGGACCAGGAATCATCAACGTCACTCTTTTCGGAGCGGCTGAAGAAGTACAGCACTGAGTCAGTGCCTGAGTTGGAGTTCATCAGCGTGTGAATCTGATACAGCGTATCGAAGTCATCGGTGATGATTGTTTCCAACTCGTCGTTGTTGATGTCTAGCCCAGCAGCTTCTTTGGCTCGCTGTGCTCGGTCACAACCCCAAGGGGCGCTTTGAGGATCTTCAGCTTGGATGTTCGCTAGGTACAACCGGCGAGCCATCCAACACGTTTGATTCATCAAGTCCTGACAGAAGCCAATAATTGCAAGCGGGTTGAACACATGCGGATTTTCTAAGCATTCAGCGTAGGCTGAACTGATAGCGTCCATCGGATCAGCGTCCTGCTTGTGAAAGCTGTAGATGAACTTAGCAACGTCGCCTTTGTAGCCACGCTTGTCGCACTGAGCTGCAAGGGCAGCAGGGAAAAAACTTTGATTTTGGGTAGTCATACAACCTCCTGTTATGACTGAGTGAGTAATGAATTAGCATCACTATTAGTAGCAACGCTAATAGTTTCAGATCAAGAAAACAACGAGTCGTCTAAAACTTCCATTGTTTCTTCATCAAGATCTTCACCTAACAGCAGAAGATCGAGTGGGTTGCGAAACGACAATGGCTTGTCATCCTCGCGTTCTTCAACGTCTTGCCAAGGGCTAAGAGCTAGGTTCAACACTTTGTTGTAGGGATACATAAGCACCTCCAGTTGTGGATTTATATTAGCGAATACATATTGCATTCACTAATAAAACCGCACTTGGCGAGCGTCAGCGAGACAAGGAAACGGCACACGTTCATGTGCCTTTCCCTGCGTCATCTTCGGATGGATACATAAGCATTGACTCAACTAACTTATGCAGCCCTGCATCTTTTAGTTCCTCGAAAAGAATATTGTGAGCCTGTGCAAGACCCGCGTGTTCAAACTCCAGACATGCGATAGTTTCATAATACTCTCGAGATTTTGGGCCACCCATCTCTTCTTGTAGCGCCTTATGTTGTTTGATCTGGTCCATAAGGGCAGTCTTTCGACGGATGGTTCTGCGGCTGGAATTACAAAGGGCAGCCAATACTTTGCCCAGTTCTATTAAGGGTACGGTTTCGTTCGACATTTACATGCCCTCCTTCAAATTAGGGTTAGTGCCATACCTCACAAGCAACTCTTTGTTTCTGGCCTGCTTGATCATGTTCCTAGTCCCTGGCGACCTGCCAATTGGGAAAGCAATCAAGGCATCTGCATACTCGGCCATCTCACCATTGCGAATGAACCCAGCAGCCTTGCCGAATTGATCCCAATTAGCGGGAAACTTAGCGACAGAATAGCCACGCTCTTTCGCATACCACTCACCAAGGGTGTCAGCACCACGAGCACAGCCAGACACAATCTCGATCTCCTCATCACGCTGCGACAACAAAAAGTCACAACGATTCTTCAGCAACCTGTAATCTTTAAACTCACGAGAACCAGCAATAATCACTTTGAACATCAAACTCTCCTAATGATAGAAATCACAAGAAAAACCGCACGTTGGACGCGTTAGCGACCAACGATTGGCATTCAGCTAAGTGATAGTAGCTAGGGACTACTATGGTGAATGTTGCAGGATGAACCCAAAATGTTGCAGGGTTGTTGCAGGTTGATGTTGCAGGATAAGTGTTTGATTTTTAACGTTTGTTGCAGGTGTTGCAGGTTAAATCAAATTCAATTCAAATTTGAGGTGTTTTTTTAAAATAAAACGTAATATTTCGTCATGTCGTTTTACCTACTACACCTGCAACATTTTGTCTCGGAAGTAGGAAAAACCGTTTAGGATCAAGGAGCTAGGAGTGTTGCAGGATGAATTTCGCCAACCTGCAACAATCTTGCAACAACCTGCAACACGCCCTAGCACCCAGTCAATGGGCAAAAACCACTGTTAATTGTCAATCTGACACTGTTTAGGGGTGGGGATCGGCACACAACCCCTCCTCAATTTTAAAAAAGGCGCTCGGTTTCCCTCGCGCCCTAGTTCTTAGCTCCTATTCTTCTGGTATGTAACATATCCATTTCTGGTGGATGGGATGCAGTATGGGGTCAGCTTCACAAACTGCGTTGTCTGGTAGTTCAGATGCTGGGAAGGGGACGATGTTGGCGTAAAATGCGTTAACACCGGCTGCTGCGAATACAAGCAAGCCAATTGGCAAGATGTCTTTAGCTTTGAACTGCATGGTTAGTACCTCTCTAAGTAAGTGCTGGCGTCAACGTGTGCTGATACCTCTGAAGCGTTCTCGATGTCTTCTAAACTGTCTTCGATGTCGAGAAGTGTGAAGGCGATGACACCTAAGAAGATGTCGTCTGGGTTTTCTTTAGCGTATTCCCAAGCCTTAGCTCCTAGCTCTTTGGCTTTGGCGGTTGTCTCTGGGTCGGTTAGCTTTTGTTTAAGGGCTAGGGCCTGTGTCTTCAGTGTGTCCATGTTCAAGTCAATCTTTGTAAATCTCATATACAACTCCTAGTGAATTCGAAAACAAAACCGTGCCGACACGAGGGACGAGTGGCGGGGGGCCCCAGACAAGGTTCCAACAGTCAAATGCAAAACAAGGTTCCGTAATCCGAATCCGGGGATAGGGGCTACGAACTATGGGCTTGGGGAGATAATGAGTGAGCGATTCAGAACTCAATTTTCAAATTTTTTTCTGAAAAAATTTCCGCTAGTATTAGCAACGCTAAAGCAACGGACTGCCACTTATGGTTACTCAAACAGACAGGTACTGCACTGCCTGTCGGCAAACAAAACTCAAGGATGAGTTCAAGACACAAACGATGTGTCACCAGTGTTATCACATTAAACGAGCCGAGCGATCTGGCCGCGACCTTCTTCATTACATGCGAAAAGCTGTATCCAAGCTCAAAAGCACTCGGTCAAAGCAGGGTGTTGATTTCGAGCTGAACGCCGAGGATTTGCTGGATATATGGCAAAAGCAGGAGGGCAAGTGTGCGTTGTCAGGCGTATATATGACACACGCGCCGTATGCGAATAACTTCAATTCAAAGAACGTCAGTATCGATCGCCTCGACCACTCGAAGGGCTATTACCCGACGAACGTGCAGCTTGTCTGCTCTGCGGTGAACATGATGCGAGGCAACATGAACCAAGAGGACTTCACTTGGTGGATCTTGAATATTTATAAACACTATTGCGAGTAAGTATTAGCAACGGTAATATACGGCGATGGAAGAAGAAATCAGAGAAGAAATGATCTCCATCGATGGTTTCGAGGACGCAATCATCGGCACCGCACTGAAGCAAGATGGTGAAACGGAAGTTCTGGTGTACGACGGGTACAAGGCGGCTGAGATTTTCAAAAGCATAGACCCGAACGTCGATATCTCCCTGTACCTCAAGTTCCTTGATGCACAAGGTGAGGGGGATCGAACACCGATCTTCGTCTATTTGGATAAGAGCGTGAAAGAGGATGTCGTCGAACAACAGCGAGCTTACCTCCATTGATAAGTACGCGACGGATGCCGTTGAGTTCAGAGCGCATGTCCCATACATGGGGCTCGAAAACAACCATCTAACCGCGCAGCAAGAAAAGTTAGTCATGTTGATCTGTTCAGGCATGACGATTGCCGCTGCTGGACGTGGTGCGGGGTACTCATCCCCAGACACTGCCTATAAAGCGGCTCGACTGCCCCAAGTACAGCAGGCAGTTGAATACTTTCGTAGTCAAATGCGTGAGGAAGTGAAATTCACTCATGCAAATGCTCATGCGATGTACATGGACGCCTATCAAGCGTCTGCGACAGCGACTGAGATGAAAAATACGGTGGACAGTCTGGTGAAGCTGCATGGACTAGCCGCCCCGGAGCAGCAAGCGCAGCTCAACATCAACATTAATGCGTCATCTAAGCAGTTAGAACGCATGTCTGATGAGGAGCTGCTGTCGATTGCTGGGAAGGACGATAAATACCTAGAGCCAGTGGCTGTAGATGAGTGAGGTACAGATAAACCAGATCCAGTGTCGCAGATGTAAGAACCTGCACTCTGAGACTCTGTTTAGCGGCAACGACAGACTGTGCGTCTACTGCAAGGCAGATGACGCGGAGCGATTAGTCGTCCCCGCTCAAACAGAAACGGTTGTCGAAGAAGAGCAAGAGGTATCGGTAGAGGAAAAAGCCAGAGCAGAACTGGCTATGCGGTTTCTTACTAGAAAGAGGTTGCTGCCCTTTGTTGAAAGATTTAATCCAGACTACCAAGCGGGTTGGGTTCATAAGGATGTGTGCCAACGCTTGGAAAGGTTTTCGCGCATGGTTGTGGAGAAGAAATCTCCTCGGCTTATGCTCTTCTTACCTCCGCGACATGGGAAGTCTACTCTCGCGTCTATTGCGTTCCCAGCGTGGCACCTTGGCCGTAATCCCGGTCACGAGTTCATCTCCTGTAGCTATAGCGGTTCGCTCGCTATGGGCTTCAGTCGAAAAGTTCGTGGACTCTTGCGTGAGCCAACTTACAAGACTGCATTCAAAACTCGTCTCGATCCTGAAAGCCAAAGCGCCGAATCTTGGCTTACCACATCAGGCGGTGGCTACGTTGCTGCTGGTGTTGGCGGCGGTATTACTGGTAAGGGCGCTCACATCCTTGTCATCGATGATCCTGTAAAGAACCGTGAAGATGCCGAGTCTCAAAACAATCGTGACGCAAATTGGGACTGGTATACGTCAACCGCCTATACGCGACTTGCTCCTGGCGGCGGCGTACTTGTCATTCTTACTCGCTGGCACGATGACGATCTGGCAGGACGACTCCTTAAAGCAACCGCTGAAGGAGGTGATGAGTGGGAGGTTGTTCGATATCCAGCTATAGCAGAGGAAGTAGAAGATTATCGGGAGATGGGCGAAGCCCTACACCCTGAACGTTATGACGCCGAGGCCCTAGACCGTATACGAAAGGCCGTAGGCCCTAGGGACTGGTCAGCTCTCTACCAGCAGAATCCCGTAGCTGATGACGGAGATTATTTCACGCGGGACATGATTCAGTATTTTGATGAAGATGAAGTCGATCTTGATGAAATGCGTTTCTACGCTGCGTGGGACTTGGCGATTGGCAAGAAGGATCGCAACGACTACTCAGTCGGAATGGTTATTGGTGTTGATTCTTATGACCGGCTGTTCATTGTCGATGTTGTACGGGGTAGGTTCGACGGTTTCGAGATTGTAGAGCAGATCTTAGATCTGTACGAAGTCTGGAAACCTTCCATTATCGGTATCGAGAAAGGCCACATCGAGATGGCACTTGGACCTTTCCTCGAAAAGCGTGTGCGGGAACGTGGGCTGTACGAAGCCTATTTCAAAGACCTCAAGACGGGGCGTAGGGACAAAGAAGCTCGGGCTAGGGCCATTCAGGGCCGAATGCAGCAGGGCATGGTGTTCCTTCCAAAAAACCAAATCTGGACTGGACCGCTGGTAGCAGAACTACTGCGGTTCCCAAACGGTGTTCATGACGACCAAGTTGATGCGTTGGCTTGGCTCGGTCTGATGATGACTGAGTTTGCTACCTATCAAGCACCAGTGGTGAGAGAACCATCGTGGCGAGACAGGATCGACTACCTGTTTAAGACGCCGCGTAACAAATCAGCCATGAGCGCATGACTATGAGCAAATACGACGACGAATCGGTAACAGCCAGTAATCAATGGGACCGCTACATAAGAGCTAGGGACAATGGTCATCTTGACTATATTGAGATGGCTAAGAAGTGTGATTCCTACTATCGAGGTGAGCAGTGGGACGAAGCAGATATTGCTGCGCTCGATGCCGAGGGTAGACCCGCCCTAACGATCAACACGATTCTGCCTACTATTAATACTGTGTTGGGCGAGCAGTCCACACGGCGAGCGGATATCCAATTCAAACCAAGACGAGGAGGTGATGCCGAAGTCGCGCAAACGCTGAATAAGATGTACATGCAGATTGCCGACAACAACAAACTCGATTGGGTCGAGCAGCAGGTATTTGCAGATGGCCTCATCATGGATGGTCGTGGTT